TGCTCGGATTCGTCCCAGTCTTTCGCTTGTTGCTCGCGCCGCTTCGCACGTTCCTCTTCTTGCGCCGCAAGCCATCGGTCGCGATGTTCCTGACGAATTTGTTCAAGCGTTTTCGGCTCGCGCTTACGCGCCAACCAATGCGGCTTGCCATCTTCTTCGCTGAAATCGATCTTGACTGTCATGCTGCAGCCTTCATCGGAACCGATGTAAAGCTTGGCGCATTATCTTTCCAAGCATCCCACGAACCCCACGCGGTGCCGACGACAACAACCTCGCGCTCAGTGTGCACGTTAATGCCGTAAGCCGGAACCGACAGCACCGATGTTCGTGGCGTATCAATCCGCAATACGAGTTTTGTATTACCGCTGCCCGCATTCCAGCCGTTGGCGACTGAGCGACTTGTTGTCGTTGACATCGCACCATTGCGAACAACCGCGACATCACTAAGCTTTTCATAAATCGTCGCGCTTGAAGTCTGTTGTCCTAGATCAATTTTATCGGCCTCGATCCGTTCAACATTCTCTTTATCAGCAGTCGACAAATCAACACGCAATCCGCGATAGACTTCAATCGTTTGAATATCGGCCTTTTCGAGCAGGTACTGCGTTGTTTCCCACTTCGCACGAACCATTGCCTTGATGCCGTTGAAGCCACCAATGTGGCTATACTTATCATCGGCCTGCTTGATCAGATCAGTCCTATGAAACGATGCTAGATCACGATAGCGCCCACCTAACTCCTCGGCAGCGGCGAGCTGCAACAGCGATCCCTGAAAATTCGTCGAACTTCCTTTCCAGCCCGACCACAGCGCGCTATCGATCCGCTTGACCTGATCGCGATCAACATCAGCGCCCAGACCACGAGCGGCCAGCACCTCCATCTGTCGATCAATCGACATACGATTCGCAAGGCGCTGCGTGCGCCGATAATCCTGTGAATCTTTATCCGATTGCAACGGATCATAAATTATCGGTAGTTCGACCGGACCACTGCTGTTTTCCAGCGCATTCGGATGCTGTTCTTGTTCGTTGGTCGCTTCTTCAATTATCTGCGTGCTATCTGTGACGTAAGAAAACTTCTCATTGTCGTCTTTTCCGTCCCACGATTGTTCTAAATATTCGTCAGCACTTTCGTTGAGATAATCAGGCGGCTCGACGTTGCTCTGATCACTGTCAGCTTTTTCATTGAATGCCGAAACAAGAGCGTCCAGAATTCCAGTGCGCATCTCATCGGTCAATGCTTCGTGCGGCTCTTTCGCAGGCGGAGCATCAACACCCGGAAGCGGCAACTGATCTGCCGTGAACGCCGGATTAAAATTGTAATCCGGTTTATCGAGCTTGCTATCGTCAAATTCAATTTCGGGATCAGCCTTGCCGTCATAATCTTCGTCGGTATAAGTCACCGACAGCGCCGCAAGAATCTGATCGTCAGTAAACGGTATCCGACCATCATGCTCTACACGAAAATCAGAGATTGCTGCGATAGCCCAATCTTCTTCACCATTATCAAATTCATCAGCAAGTTGTTTCTTGGCGATGTGAAGCGCTTCGCCATTCTCCTGCCAATTCGTTACCTCGTTATCGTAAACCTCGTTTTTGTTATTCGTTAAATAATGCTGCTTGGCTTCCTCTTGCTGATCATTAGACATGCCCTGCCATTCATCTGGAACGTAGGGCGCTTCCTCTTCCTCATCATCGCCATCAGGCGATTCAGCATGCTTGCCAACAGCAGCGGTCGCAATTCTCTCAAGGCCACTGCGCTCGCGCTGATACTCTTTTTCCAAACGAACAGCGGTTGCCTTGTTCCAAGAATCACCCCCGACACCGATTACCTCGGAGTCAAGTGCAGAGTCAGAAGTGCCTCCTCCAGTATCTTCCGGAACAACCAGCCCGCCAGCATAACCCTCGCCGCTAGAGCCGTCATCGCTGCCGCCGCCGCCAAACGTAAACTTGCCATCTTCATCGCGCGGATGTTCGTCTTCATCCCAATCACGTTCTTCGATCTCACCGACCGGTGTGATCTTGGCGAATATCTCGGGACCAAAAATCAGCTTGCCGCTGTAAGGCTTGATCGTCTTAAGATCAACGTCATCGCCGTCATAGGTCAGTGTAACGTGCGGCTTATAGGATGGATAATCCCACGACGCGCCCGCCTCGACCAATTCCTGCCAGCGTTGTGAAAGCGCTGCGGATGCAAACCGCAAAACGACAGCGCCTTCATCGCCGAGCTGTTCGACACTTCGATTCGAATTAGGCGGAACGTTTACAGTATCATTGCGACGCCCGACCTTGTCCCAATCGACCGGCTTCTTGCTGTAAGCAACGGTGACGTGCATTTCTTCTGGAATCAGCGTCGTCGCAAAGCCGTTTGCCTTCGCCCAAGCAATCACCTCATCGGCATTCTTCAAAACGCGATGAATATATAATGTCTTGACCGTGCCACGCTTCAGCGTCGCAATACATTTGGTCAGAACACCTAGCGAGCGGCGCTGATAATTATCCGGCCAACGCGCCTGCATCGCATCAATAAACAGCGTGATCTTCTGCGAAGTGCGATCAATCGCAGCCTGTCGCAACGCCGGTTTGCCGTTGACAGCAATCCATTCCAGCTTACGCGAAAAAACAATATTGGCTGAATCGATCCCCAACCGCTTGGCTGTTATGAGCGCTTCAGCTTTCAGAGACGACAGGTCCTGCATTCACGTAACTGTAGGAGCATCAGCCTGCAGCGTGAACACTGCATCAGCAGGTGCGCTCGGCTCGCCCATCTGCACCGAAGGCTTGATCACCATCGCGCCGGTCATCGCCGTCATCACGTCGCCGACATCCCAGACCTTCAGCTCGTGATAATAAATACCCGGAAACACATCGGTATCAGCAGCTTCCAGATCGATATTAACGCCACCGGCCGTCAGCTCGATGCCTTCGCCCAATTGCTTGCGCACCAGCGCTTCGCTCTCTGGCGTGTGCCAGTTGCGCGCCATCCGCCATCTGATTTCAACACTCACTGTCGGATCGAACGGAGAACCATCGGCTTGCGTCAACGTCACGAACAGTGTGGCCGTATCACCGCGATAGATTTTGACATCTTGGTTGGTGATCGTCACGTCACGCGCCGATCAACCATTTGGTCGCGCCGAGAATAATCGAGGCTGCGATGTTCGATCCAACAACAGTGCCGAGGGCAGGGCCGATCCGTTCCCAGACCTTGCCATAATCCCAGCCGAGCAAAATATAGATCGCGAGAATGAGGCCGCCGATCATGATGATCCCGGCGTCGAACAAACCGAAGTAAAGAACAAGCGTCGGATACCAACCCATCGTCCTTACCTCATGCGATCATGGATGAAATATCAAATGGTCTCTGTAACGGCGCAACACCGATGGCCATCGTCAACGCCACGAGTCCGTCAATGCGGCCGGTTGATTTGTTCTTGGACAGCTTGCGATTGGCGTCGTCCTTGCCCTCGACAACCGCGCAAGCCGCGCACATCGCCAGCACCGGCTGGTTTCCGTGCGCCAAATTGCGGTCGAGTATCACTGCCTCCAAGTCTCTTAAAGCCGGGGACATCGATTGCGTCCCCTGTCCAAACTCAACGAACCGGTCCTTGATCAGGGCGTCACTGAATCCCGCCTGCAATAACCAAGGCGAAAGATGTTTCATGTTCCACCTATCGAAGCCAAGCTTCGTAATAGTGTACTCATCAAACAACTTGCGCAGATAGTGCGCGACGAATTCATAAGACACCGTATTACCGGGCGTGGTCTGCAGATGTCCCTGCGTCGCCCAAAGGTCATACGGCACGCGATCCTTCGCGCTCTTCTCGCGCAATCCTTCAGCAGGTAACCAGAATGTCGGCCGCGCGTGCCAAACCTTTTCAATCTGGCCGATCAGCACCAGCGCCGTCAGGTCAGAGACCGACGATAAATCGAGGCCGCCGTACAGCGGCCGATTATGCAGATCGCCGACCGCGCCGCCGCACGCCTGCCAAACACTGCGGGACACAAACGGGTTGGAAGCCTCGACGCGCTGATTCAAAATCAGGTTGCGAAATTCAGATTCGCGCGCGGGCATCCGGCTGGCATCGGCCGCCATCGCCAGCACTTCCGTTGCGTTCAGAAAATCGCCGAACGCCGGATTGGCCTTGCGGATCGTCGCCTCGGTAAACGGCTCATCGTCCAGCGGCGCGGTGTACAGCGACACTACTGTGCGCGGATCAGCACCGGACAGCGCGTCATCGATCAGCGTCGATAGCAAATCCGCGTCGGTCGGAGCCTGCGTGCTGATGATAATAGAGAGCGGATTATCTTGAGCACCAGTCGCCGTCTCAAGCGCCTCGTATAAATCTGAACGCGGTCCATGTACCTGGCCCAGCTCATCATGAACTATAAAAACCGGCGACAGGCCGTAGGCCGTCGAGGCTTCCGCCGACAGCGCCCGAAACAGCGTGCCCAAGCCGGGACAGAAAAGCTGCTTTGCCGTGTCGCGGATCACTACGACAACATGCAAGGTCGGCGACATCCGCACGATCTTGGACGCCAATGAAAACAAGATCGCGGCCTGATCGCGCGACTGCGCTGCAGAGAACAGTTGCGAATTATGTTTGGCTTCCGGACCGCACAAATGCAGCAACAGCAGGAAGGCGGCCAACGTCGTCTTGGCGTTCTTGCGGCCGAAAGAAATAATTGCCCGGCGCGTCCCGTGCGGGTTGTTGTAAATCTTGACGATCTCTTCGCGCTGCCAAAGCCGAAGCTTCACCTTCTTGCCGACATCGCGGCCTTCCGGAATCCGGCAGTGCTCTTCGATCCAACGGATATTGCGACCAGCCCTCGACTTGTCCCCCGCATCTCCCGGCCCAGATGGCCGGGCCGCGAGTTTGGTCGTCATGCAGGCTCAGAATCCCACGGATTTTTAGTCAGCTTGTTCCGGGGATGCTTGGTCGTCTCGGCCTTCATAACCGACTGTTGCGTCAGTCGCATCGAACGCGACAGTCGCGTGATCGCCGCGCTCTCGGTCGCCTGCAGCTGCAGCAACGCGCCCAGCTCCTTGCGATCAAGGTTCTTCTCACTGGAGACCTGTTCGATCAACTGGTTCAACCTGCGGCTCGCCACGATGTGGCGACACAGCTGCGACAGCAGTGGAAAGTTGCCGCGCATGAAATGGTCGGCGGGCATGGTGTTGACGATAGCGCGCCACTCGCCCGCCTGTTCGTCGGTCAGATCGTAAGGTGCATCCGGTCGCTGAATAATCTCTAGCGGATTTTCCGGCACCATCAACTCGGCCATTGAGGTGCGGCCACGCGTACCCATTTTTTCTATGCCTTTATAATCGTTGCGTTTTTTTAGAAGGGCCCCGTGAAAAAGTCCCGGTTTATGATTTGTTCAG